CGTACCTTGTCCCCATGTTCCATCACTCCAACCATTTGACATAGTAGGGATCCTTTATATTAAGAAAGTCTTAATATAGCACTGTCTTTATCGTTGGTAGGAAATGCGATTGTGAATGTACCGTTTGTTGATGTTTTGACACTTCCGAAATCAAGAACTGCAATAGCTGCATTAGTAGCACTGGATGATCTGTTATAGATTAAAGCTGCTTGTGCAGATATGGTTGCTGAAGTAAAGCTTACGTTTGCAAAATCAACAAATGCTGTTGAAGCTGTTACGCTTGTTGCTGTTAATCCAACAGTTGCACCTGTTAAAGTTGCACCGCCTGCTGTATATGTTCCTGAATTACCTACTTCATTTGTAGCTGAGTAGGCTGTAGTGTTTCCATTTAAAGTTACAGAGTTTGTATAGAGAGCAAGATTGATAGTGTCATTATCAATATCGTGATCCCCTTGAAGCAACTGTTGTTTAAAGGAAGCACAGACTGCTTGATTTATTGCCATGTTTATTTACCTCCTGGGTCAACTGATCTTAGAGGGAGTCGTAAGACACCGTCTACATACTCATCTCTACGTTTACGTCCCATCTGTTCTTGAGCAAATTCGCTCAAAGCACCTTGGAACTTCTGTTCGTATATTTGCATATCCTGTGCATTTTTCAAGTAAGAAAAAGTTTCTGCCAAAGTTCCATATAAAAGAACCTCAGGTGCATTGTTAGATATAAAAGTTGTTGTGCTAGTGCTACCAGAACCATTACCAAGTCTCTCAGGGGTTTCTTGATACCACATTTCGACAGTGTAGGCTAAGTTTGGAGTTGGTGCTACGATTAAAGTTGTTGCGTCCCAGTTGCCCCAATACTTTGGTTTACCTGTAAAATTAGTATCTGTTGTAGATCTTTCAGGAGAGTATTCGTCCATAAAGGTAGTATCCTTTTGTTCTAGCCAAGTTCTTGTGCCATCTGTTTCTACAAGTTGTAAAGCTCTTGCAAATCTGAAACCGCCTTCAGGACCAGAAACATCTAAAAAAGCATTATTGGCTGTAAAAGTAGAGGTTGCAAATCTTCTTTGATAATCTCCGTCTATAGCTCTATCGATCTTATTTTCAATATTAGTTATAAATACGTTAATTACAGAGTTTGATAAAACGTCAGAAGTTACTTCAGTATAGTTTCTTACATTATCTAAAAGTTCAGAATAGTTCATGATATCACCACAGTCACTGTACCAATACTTGATCCAATAATCAACTCTGAGCTTTGTGATGCCGGTTGCATTCCGTTTGACTCAAAAGCAGAATCGCCTGGAGCTCCAACAAAAACCGTCATTGGTTCTTGTCTTGCGGGTCTTGACCAAGGCAATGCTTGAGCATCCGCTTTATGATGAGGAGGATCTAACTGCGGATGTTTGGGCTCGTAACACTCAGGACAAACATATAACCCATTCCATTCTTTTTTTAATCTATGAAATTTGTATTGTTGACCACAACGATCACAAATCGCTATGGCATGTTTACCAGTAGCAAAGTTACCCATATTAACTACCTATAAAATAATTTTGAGGAACAATATGAACAGAGGTTGATTGACTGTCTTCAGTTAGAGCTCTTTGCATTTCATCTTCATAATACAATTTTAGAGCTTGTGTTCGTTCAGGTGAAATTTTTTGTGATAAAAAGTATGCAAGACCTGAAACCATACAAGGTAAAAATCTATAAGGAGCGTCAGGAGTATTTGTATATGCACCTGCGTCTTCAATTCTTCCTAAATAATAATAATTGATTTGAGTGTCAGTAGTTTCTGGGGTTAGATATAAATTAATTTCTACATTAGAAAGGTTTCTTTGAACAAAGTATTGAGTTGGTTGTCCTGTAGAACTTTTATTTGGAATAGCTTGATATTCAGATCTAGATATTTTTGTCATTGTTGTGTCTGTAGATCCGTTTCTAAAAACCATTTCTAATACATCACTAGCATCGCTTGGTGCTGTGTATGTAGTAGTGCTAGCTGTTAAATTCTGTGTGTGATTTGTAACTTTCCAAATGTGAACTCCTCTGTTGCCCCACTCGGATAATAATAAATTTAAACTTCGTCTAGCAGACTGTAATTGATATCCAGTCCTGCTGCCTGACAAGCCACATCTTTCATAGGCATCTTGTATGATGTCATCAAGCTCTAAATTAAAAGTTGTTGTTCCAGATGTGGCCATTCAGGTTATCCTCTTTTTTTAACGACAGATTTCTTCTTGCCCTTCTTCTTAACCATTTTGCCACCTTTTGCCATCATGACTTTTCCGCCACCACGCATCTTGTTGACTTTTCCGCCACCACGCATTTTCATGCCTACTACATTTTTTGTTTTACCTGGCATTTTTCTTCTCCTTTTTAAAAAGTTGTTCGTATTTATCTTGCCGAGTTTTTACGACCTCGTCGTAATACTCCGCTGGCCATTTGTCATAATAACCTATCTTATGTAGTTTGCAACTTGCATCGTACAACTGTTTAAACTTTTGAATCAACATCATGGAATACTCAAGATTACCCTCATACGTACAATTATCTGTAGGATCTACCAAAAACTCTTGATCTTCAGCGGTAGCCGGAACATCAGGGTGAAATCCCATAAAATACACATCTCTTCTATTATAGAGTTTATTATAAAAATTTACTTTTTCGTTAAACTGTTCAAAGGAATATTGATTAAAAAAAGGGTCACAAAATATCAAAATGTCGTGTTGTTTTTTATTCCAAGACTTAATCAAAGTATTTAAATGTTTTTCGTACTTTGATTTATCCATACGAACTTCGATTCTTAACTTTTTATCTTTTCGCCATTTAGCTGCAAAGGGACATGCGGGAAAGCCTAAATGTTTGTTCATCGGTTCTAAGACTTGCTTAGACCATTGAATTACATCATCTTTTATTTTTTCTGCTTGTTTTTTTCTTGGCAAAGGTTGCTGCTCTTGAGGGTGTAGGACCGGTGTTAGCTTTTGCTTGTTTTCTTCTAACCGCTCCTGCACGTTGTCCTTTTGACATCGCCCTAGCTTTAGCTATGGGGACACACTTTGGATATTTTTTTCTTTTCTCTCCACCACTTCTACCACATTTAGGAAAAGAACCGTCTGATCTTGGATTGGCTATGTCTACCCAATTTTCTTTTACCCAAGCTCTAAGTCCTTTTTTTGCCATGTTTTTTCCTTATACTATCTTTACCTTTTTTAAAAATATTAGCAACTTGAGTTTTCCCCATGACCTTCGCTCTTTGCTCTCCTACAGTAAGGATTTGAATTTTGCGTGCATAACTTTTGTTGACTTTTTTGACTTTAGAAACAGTTTTGCGTGCATCTGTCGGAGTAGCAAATTTAATACCGACAGTATCTTTCGGATTCTCATCTGTATAAAGTCTTCTACCCGACCCTTTTGGTTTTTTACCTGTTCCTACTTTAGGGTCTTTTGTTTTCATTACAAACGTTTGGTTACTTTTCTTCTATTCTCCATGACACCACCACATCCTTTTGCGATACCGCCTTGTTTGAAACTAGAAACTTTTTTTCTTTCTTGAGATACTTGATTAATCATACCGCCATCTGCTTTTTTCTTAGCGCCTTTTTTACCACCTGGAGTAATCTTTCCAGAACAAACTGCACTCGCATACATGTTTGCGTAGGCCGAAGGATAGACTTTGAATCTACGCTTTGCGGCGGCTTTTCCTCTTGGACAAAGTTTTCCCATTTTTCTTTTTACTCCTCACTCCCGGTTTCATTATTTGTTGTTTCATCTGCGATCTGCTGATCGTCATGCTCGCACCTCGGACACTCGCACATACAAGATGTGTTTAAAGCACAATGACAAAGACATCCACATAACTGACATTTTTCAATACTCACTATAATTCTTTATTAAAAATTCTTCCATCCAACCCATTTTATCATCCATGGATTTCAGTTGTGTTTTAATTACAGCAATATCCTGTTGCATTTTTGCAACGCTATCAGCTTTCTCTTCAACAGCATTTAATCTCTCTGACCACATACCCCATGTCATGGCTATGGTGCCAAATAGAACTAAATATGGAAGGACTGTTTTGATGTCGAGTTTTATCGACATACACATTCACCGTTACAAGCACAAGTCATATTACTCTCCTAATTACCTTTTGCGGACATACCGCTTAATGGATTATTTAAAGCCTTATTTATCTGTAAGTCAAGGTTTTCTTCTATCAGTTTAAGCTCATTCATAACCTCTCTAGTGTCTTCTTTTTGTCTATCTTCTACGTCATTTACGATCTCAGTTATGTGACGCACGTCTTGTTCCATATTGCGTAAATCTGTTTTGAGGTCGTCCTTGAGTTCTCTACTAACCTGAGATATTAGACTTATTTCTTCTAAAACTAAATCTAGTTCACTTTTCAAACCAGCTATTTGTTGTGTGA